GCAGATGCGCCGACTGTTATTGAGGGTAAGGCGACTGTGGTAAAGGAGAATAATGAATCTGAAGTCGATAAGACTGTATAGTCAAGAATTTCCTGTTGTAGAAAGCCATCCAGGTATGTGGTCTGGAAATGGCATGGGACGGTCTAGCCAGATCAATGGAATCCTGATTAACTCTGGTATGCCTGATGAGGCTAAGATCACTACGCTGATACACGAGGTGCTACACTTGATAGCGGACTTGAATGGCCTGAATGTTAATAATTCAGAGTCTGAAATAGCAACACTCTCAAATGGGCTGGTTGACTTTCTTAGATCTAATAAGGAAGCAGCTGCATTAATCTGTGGAGTTAAGTGACAACTGAAAACGTCATACGCTTGCCACACTTATGGACTCCACGTCCAGACCAGATGCCGCTTTGGCAATACATGCAGAGTGGAGGGAAACGCGCAGTCGAAATCGCACATCGTAGGTGGGGTAAGGATGACGTTGCGTTGAGGTGGGCATCAGTCGCAGCTCACATGAGAACTGGGAACTACTGGCACATGCTTCCACAGTATTCCCAGGGCCGTAAGGCCATCTGGGAAGCCATTAATCCTAAGTCAGGGAAGTACCGTATCGACGAGGCATTTCCGCAAGATATTAGGGCGTCCACACGTAACACGGATATGGTTATCCAATTCAAGTGTGGCTCCCAGTGGCAACTTGTTGGTAGCGATAACTTCAACAGTGTAGTCGGTTCTCCGCCTGTCGGCGTAGTATTCTCAGAATGGGCACTTGCGAATCCGCTGGCCTGGGCGTACATTCAGCCCATATTAGAGGAGAACGGCGGCTGGGCGATGTTTATTACTTCGTCCCGTGGAAACAATCATGCGATCCAGACACTGAACTTTGGAAAGACTGAACCCGGCTGGTTTGCGGAGATTCTGAGGGCAGACCAGACAGGTGTGTTTACAGCCGAGCAACTGGAACGAATTGAGCGGGAGATGATCGCACAGTTCGGGCCTGAGGCCGGCAAGGCAATGTTTAACCAGGAGTATATGTGCTCCACCGAAGGTGCGGTGTATGGAGCCTACTATGCTCGTCAACTGAAAGATGCGCGCGACGAAAATAGGATTACGTACGTACCTCATAGGCCTGGAATTGAAGTATTCACAGCGTGGGACCTGGGAGTGGACGACTCAATGGCTATTTGGTTCATTCAGCCAGTGGGGCGTGGCTTTCATTGCATTGACTACTATGAGAATGTTGGCAGGGGTCTGGAGCACTACGCAAAGGTGCTGAATGAAAAGCCTTACTTGTACGGTGGCCACTTCTTTCCGCATGATGGTGTGCAGAGAGAAATGACTAATGGAGACATGGCTAAAGGTAGGGACGAAGTAGCTGAGGACTTGGGCATTAAACCAATTACTATTGTTCAGCGTGTGAAGAATATCGACACACTGATTCAGGTGCATATACCTACTGTTCGTAACTTAATTTCTCTGTGCCACTTTGACGAGGTCAAATGTGCGAAGGGATTGCAGGCGCTGGAAGGTTATCACTCAGAGTACGATCCGGAGAAGAAGGTGCTGGGAAACAGGCCTGTGCATAATTGGGCCTGTCATGGGTCAGATGCATTCAGGACATTTGCAGTAGGGTATGAGAACATACCTGCACCTACACCTAAAAGATCTAAGGTGTTGGAACTGGCAGCTGCATCAACAACCAGGCCCGAGGGCTCCGGCTCATCGTGGAATGGACTGTAAAGGGAGGCAATAAATGCATAAGCAATTACGCACATTGACACTACTCACAATCGCACTACTTTCGCTGGGCCTGCTCGCCGAGGGCATGTCACAGGCTGCCACGACTACCGCGTTCCCTGATGATGCCGCTCCGAAAACTCTAAAAACCTCCGCCTTCACCCTCGGTGCTACTGGGACTGTGGTTGCTGCAGTTCCTGGTCGCAAAATCAAAGTGTACTCAGTAAAGTTGTATACGTCCACTACTGTTTCACTGGTTGTTAATTTCAGGGACGGCAACACCACTGCAATCGAAGGCCCTCACGCAATTGCAGGTACTTCCGGATACACTGAAACAATTAATCCACCCTATTCATTGTTCACCACCTCAAGTGGCACTAGTCTAGACCTTGTGACAAGTGGCAGCGGAACCGTGGCGGGCCGGGTCAGCTATTGGGACAACGATCCGATCTAATTATTGTATCGTACAATGAAAAGTGGTTTTGCCGTTGCCTTTGGTGTTACCACAGATGTTGGTTTGGCCGTGAGGTGCTGAGTTACCACTCGCACTTTTCGGCCTGCATTTCTTATTAAAAGCGCCGTTGCCGTTCCACTAAGGACAACATGGGAAAATACGCTGCTAAGATAAAAGAAATAACTGGTGATGATGAGGCTGCCTTTCTTAAACTTCACAAGGACCTAGATAGGGACTTTGTAAAGGGAATGGCGCATATTGAGACTCACGGACTTCGTTGCCTTAAAATGCTGAACAATGAAGAGACGTGGGACAATAACCTCCGAGTTAAAAGGGAAACTGAAGGTCGTCCCTGCTTGTCTGAGAACCTTCTCCCTGACTTTGTCAATAAGCCTCACGGAGAGTTCTGTCAGTCTGCTCCTCAGGCAACGGTTAACCCTGTTGATGGTAAAGGTGACACAAAAACAGCTGATGTTTATAAGGGCCTCATTTATAATACAGCCTACCAGTCAATGGGTGCCGCTATTCATAAGGACGCCTTCTACTATTTACTTGCGGCTAGTCTGACGGCATGGCGAGTAAGCACTAGATTCGCCAGCAATGATAGTTGGAATGTTGAAGCAGTAATTAGGCCTATCATTAACCCCTTTGCAGTTCGCTGGGACTTGTCTGCAATTCGCCCAGACTTATCCGATAAAAAGTGGTGTCATATAATAGACACCATGGACAAAGAAGAGTTCATAAAGGAATACGGTGAGAAAGCGTGGAGACCTTCTCCATTCTCAGGTTCAACTGGCACTAGCCAAGATGTGTGGTGGACAAGTGAAAAGGCTACCGTCTGCGAAGTTATATGGATTCAGCATACTAAGTTTACACTCTACGAACTTCCTGATGGTACTACCTCCAGGGAAAAGCCTGCAGAAGCAGAAGGTGAAGATGGGTCAAAGTTACGTACCAGGGAAGCCTACGATAAGAAGGTATACACTTGCGTAATCTCAGGCACAGAAATCTTAACTGAACCTATTGAATGGCCTGATTATACTGATGATCCTATCATTCCTGTAATCATTGCTCACGGCAGGAAAATAGTAATCGCAGGTAAGACTTATTACAAGGCATTAATTTCTGACGCCCTTGACATTCAGCAACTTCATAACTACTGGATTACAGCCGTAACTGAGGCAATCGCTCTTCAACCTGATGCACCCTACCTCGCAACTGAGGGTCAAGTAAAAGGATTTGATGAATGGACTGACCTTTCTAAGAAAGTAAGGTATCTTCGTTACAAGCATGATCCTAAGGCAGCAGGCCCTCCGCAGCGTCAAATGCCTCCTCAGGTCTCTGCTGCTGTGATGAACATGCCTCAATATACTCGTCAAGCTTTGCGTGATGTTATAGGTCTGCAGCAGGCTTCCCTTGGTATGACTTCTAACGAGCGTAGCGGCAAAGCCATCCACGCTAGAAAGGCCGAAGGCGATTCTGGTAAGTACATCTTTGTAGAAAACATAACCAGGGCAATAAGCCTTGAAGCCAAGATACTAGTAAACATCTACCCTTCCATTATGGATACTCCCAGAATAGAGCGCATAATGGGAGATCGTGGTACCACTGACTTAGCATACATTAAACAGGAGAATCCTGAAACAGGAGAGATAATAAGCCTCGACAATGGAAAGTACGACGCAGTAGTAACCACTGGACCTACCTTCAATACGCAACGTGAAGAGGCTAGGTCCATGATCAGTGAGATACTACAGTACCTCGGACCTATTGCACCGCAGGCAGTGGCTGCAATCACACCTAGGTTCCTTGAGCTACTAGACATGCCTGAGGCAAATGAAATGGCTAAGATAATGGTAGCCACTTTGCCTCCTCAGTTGCAGGCATTCTATCAGCCTCAGGAACCTGAGATGAAGATTCCTCCAGAGGTACTTGCACAGGTTCAAGCTATTCAGGAAAAACTTGCGCAGATTCAGCAGATAGCACAACAGCAGGCGCAAATGATTGAGAGCCTTAAAAAGGAAGAAGCCCTTAAACTGAAGGAGCTCAATCTGAAAACTGGGATTGAGAAGGATAAACTTCAGGTTGAGCGTGAGAAGATTGCTAGAGATATGACTCTTGCACGTGAGGAAGCTAAGCTTAAAAAGGACCTTAAACTAGAAGAGATCAATGCAAACATAGAACTGGAAATGAGTAAGCTCCTTGAGACACTGAAAGCTAATAAGGAAATAAAGACTCATGAAAGTAACCTTCGCAGGTCTGAGGTTCCCGCGCCAGTTGTAGAGGAAAAGGAAGAAGAAAAAGATGACAGTGCTATTATCGACTTAACAGCAAAGGTTGATGAGGCTGTTAAGACAGTTACTTCTATAGCCAATATGGTGGAGATGAAACCTGAGACTGTTCCAGTTAATCTTACTGTAGTTGTGGATGGAAAGACCGGAACAGTAACTCATAAGAGTATTTCCTTGCAGACCTCTGACGGTAAAGTAATAACTGGTAACTCTACTGAGGAGCAGTCGTAATGCCAGTAACTGAAACTACATTTACACTTCCTAATCGCCAGGAAGAGCGTGCACTTACTGATGGTACTAAAATATGGGAGGTTGTAACTCTTTCTAATCCTGATGGTACACTAGTTGACTTTTATAGAACTAGGTTTACCAAAATAGCCTTTGATGAAAATAATTCTATCAAGTACTATGGCTACATGGATAAGAATGGAGCATACTTCATAGAGAAGTGGACATTCAACGTAGACGGTAGCGGAACAATAGAGTTTTTCAATCAAGACGCGCTTACGTTCGCAGTAAACTGGGTTGGGAGGGCAGGACTTGCTTATGTGCAGGCTCCTATTTATTAATATGAAGAGACTACTTATATCACTTCTAATCATTTCGGCCCCCAGTGTAGTAAGTGCACAGCTTACTACTAAGCTTACTAACTCTCTTGGGGCAGTAATTAGCCCCGCTACGTCCGATAATCAGACAAATGGTAGTCAAAAAACATTTGTTACTGGCGGTACTATTACTGCCAATCCATCTACTAGAAAGACGTTAGACCTTAATAATACTACAACTGCGTTATTAGGTAGTAGCGCGACTTATACAGGAACCTGGACGGATACTACTAACTTTGTACAAGCTATAGTCAGTTTAACTACTGATAAAAATGCGGCATCTGGTGGACTTAGGCTTGAGGTTAGCGATGATGGTTTATCAACTGACCATGCTCATGTGTTCTCTCCGACAGCTAATACCCCTGAGGGGCATCACTATCCATCTACGCTGGACGGTAAGTTTTTTAGAATAATATACACAAATGGTACTACTACACAAACACACTTTCATATAACAACTACTTTACTGACGAACTCAGCAGAGGAAGGCCATGTACATCCTATTAATTATGTAATAGACGACGACCATCCTGCATCCGTTGGCAGGTCTGTTCTTGTAGCAAAGAAAGCAAGCGGAACTTATGATAATATAAATAGTACTAATGGTGGAAATCTTAAAATTTCCGTAGAGGAGCTTAATAATGTCGCAGGTACGCAAATAAACCCTGCGACAGAGGATACCCTAGCAAACATATATACCAGACAGGGTGACGGAAATCAAATAGTGCAGGCAAGAGTTTATTCTGGAACTACTGCAATAGCTACTAGAACATTTGCCGCTGACGGTCTTTCCGACTTGTCGGATTCAAGACTGCAGGTTAGGTCTGGAATAGAGCTTGTAAATGGAAGTAGTACAGATAGACTACGGGGTGACTCGCTCAACGGTGCAGATGTCGACGTAACAAGGCTTCCTGCCTCATATGAACATGAGGTATCTGCGGGTACGGTTTCAGGATCACTTGCGATTAACAAGTTTGGAAACGCTCCTAATGGGATTCAGACGACTGCAACTGATATTTGGGATCGTGCCGATGCTACTCCCACACAACAGATTTGGCTTGCTCCTACCGCAGCACGTACCCATTCGATAGTATCCTCAAGCGTAAGTGATACTAATGGTGGAGCTGGTGCAAGAACAATACGACTGTGGGGACTAAAAACTTGGGGCACCGCTGAGTCGTCTGAAGATATTACACTTACTGGAACAACATCTGTAAATACTGTAAACTCATACGTAATAATTCACCGTATGAAGGTTCTTACTATGGGAGCGTCAGGTCCTAATGTAGGGATAATAACAGCTACCGCTGCAACTGATGCAACCGTTACGGCACAGATTTCAGTGGGAAACGGTCAAACTGAGATGGCTATTTATGGTGTACCTACTGGTAAGACTGGGTATCTTTATCGTTGGGGCTGTGGCATTAATAAGCAAGCATCTGTAGTTGTTGATGTTGATTTCAGGTTGCTGATAAACGAGAACCCGGATGTTCAAACAGTAGCATTTCTTCGCAAGGATGATATTTCTTTGCAGAGCAATGGTACTTCAATGTTTGATCGTCATTATTCATTGCCCTACAAAATAACAGGTCCGGCAATTGTAAAAGTACAGGCCACTGGTTCGGCTGCGGACATAGATGGTGATTCTGGATTTGATCTTGAGGTAAAGTAGCAATATGTTAGCGATGCTACTTACCCGCCTTGACGTCTGGCAGCCCCCTGCTGAGACCGGAGGCTTAATTGACGAGGTTGCTGGTGTAGCATACCAGTATTACAAAGGAAAAAGGTATACTCTACAAGAAGCTGCTAGGCTAAGAGAACTTGATAATGTACAGGAAGTACTTGAGGAACCACGTGATGAGGTTGAAGTTCTAAACAATGTTGATACCAGTGTAGACACATCATACGATACCTTACTTAACGATATAAGGAGTCGACAGCAAACACTAAAAGAAATTCAACTTCTCCGCAGAGAACTAGAGGTATCATCAACACTAAAGAAGTTTGAAGCAGAGGAACTAGGTCGTAAGGAAGAACTGCTGAAATTAGAAATAAAATCTACCCAAGAAGAAAGGGAGCTGTTGCTAGCTCTTATGATGCTAATATGAATATAGACGACAGGAGGGTATTTGATGAAATAAGATCAAAACTAGATATCTATGTAACCCAAGCAGCGGAGAAGGTTTCTAGGAAGACTGGATTAACACTTGAGTTTTGCCGTGGTCTTGTTATACATGACATGGCTAAGATGCGTGGACTAGTAGCACCTGGGATTTCCCAGCAAACTAAGAGCGGCGAATCGCCTGAACGCTCCAGGCAGACGGAGTAGAGATGGGTGACGAAGGTAAGGAAGCAGTA